TTTACAAGCAGGTTTGTATGCTTGATAGGTTTAAGGCGGCACTTAACAGTGAGAGCCGTAATCAGTGGGAAATAAGGGGTTGTGAAGGTAAGTTTGACCACGCAGATGCTGAAGCGTGGGTAACGTCCGCAAAAACAGGTGAAGAGAAGATGGTCGGGCTGGTTGAGGCGAAGTTCCGAGACCGCTTTGACACGAGTAATGACTGGCACTGCTTACAGGTGGGCATTGACAAGATTATCGGCGTATGGGACTGCTATAGCCCTAACTGGCGTGACGACCCATCAACCATCAAACCGCTCGTGCTTGTATCAGAGGTGTATCGCCAACTCGGAGAACCTGACCTTGGAACAGTTACCTTTGCTATATCACTCGGCCATATTCACCCTTGGCTATACAACAGAGTCAAGGCGCACGACAGAGTAGATGCTGACCGCAACCCCAGTCGTTTCTTCCCAGATACAGCATCAACCAGCAAGCCTCACATCAGATGGGTAGAGAACAAGTATTCCGACAAAGGGCACGGACATTACGCACTCTGGATACCAAAGGGCTGGTGTGCTGTTGTAACACACGGTATGGACATTGCATCCGGTATCAAGAGCCAACCACTGTCAATGCGTCAAACATACACCTGTAGTAAGTTCTGGGAGAGTGAAGTAGATGAAGTACTTGAATGATGGTCGTTGCAAGCTGACAGAAAGAGACGTGTTGTCCGTCTATGCACTTGGTTGCAACGGTTGGTCAATGTTCGCTATAGCAAGTAAATACAATGTCTCATACGAACAGGTACGCCGCATACTTAAAGGAGATAGGTGGAAGGAAACATTTAAAAAGTATCGTGTTGAAGAGACAGGTGAGGTACTTTGGTGATATCATATCCTTGGTGACCTGAACAGCCACCTCTTCTGACATACCTACTCCGACCCCTTGGGAAACCTTGGGGTCTTTTTCTTTATCTGTTCCCCAGTCCAGAGCCGTCACTTACACCGGGAACGATAAGGGTACATTACGATATGACAGGCAACCCACGAAAGCAAGGATTAGAGCAGTACTACACCATAGGGAGTATTGCAGAAGGGCTTGTAGAAGAAACGCTCACACTGATAGGTAAAGATGGTAAGTGGATAGAACCAACTGCTGGAAAGGGTGCGTTTGTAGATGCGTTAAAAAAGCAGGGCATCTCTGACATAACTGCATACGACATAGAGCCAAAGCATCCTGACGTAAATTATGCCGACATCATAAAGGACACGCCAGATGTAAGCGGGTGTATTGCTATAGGTAATCCTCCCTTTGGTCGTGCTTGCAGCTTGGCCATAAAGGTATTTAACGCATTAGCAGATAAAGGTATAGAGTACATAGCATTTATAGTTCCGCCGTCATTCCGCAAGACATCTATACTTGATCGACTGCACCGCAACTACCACTTAATGCACAACATCCCTGTACCTCTCGTGGCATTTGAAGACGCAGAAGGCAATCCGTATACAGGTGGTCATTTAAGAACAGAGTTTCACATCTACCGCAGGAGGGATGACTTAAGACCACTGTTCAACAAATACAGGTCAAATCAGTTCATTTTCGTGGATAAAAACGACGACCCTGACATTGCTATAAGAACGCACGGAAGCAACGCAGGGCAGGTATTAAAGGGGCTTGATTACAATCCACGAACAACGGCATTCATTAAATTACTGTCGTATAGGTCTCTTGATGCATTAAAGAACGCTGATTACTCATACTGGCTCGATGCTACGTCATACATACCTTGCATTAGTCCAGCAGAGATATCATACGCAGTAGATGACTACCTAAAGGTACATTCCTAATATGACAACAGAGCAAGTAGTTGGTTACTTTTACTTACGCAAGGCTGGTCTTACAACACCTCAAAGAAGTAAGCATACAGAGTTGACCGAAGAACAGTGTGCGTTTATCGATGGACAGAGGATACCAAAAGGCGACATACCTTGTCTTCGTATCTGCACTAACATAGCCTTGCGATGGAACCACTTCCTAGAGCATAAGGAGCAAATATGACGACACATTGGATTGAGTTATTGGAGAGGATTGTCAAATGAGTACTGGAAGAAAAGCAGGACCCGGAAGACCTACTAAAGATAGAGGATTACTTGCAAGGGTACATCACGCCGCAAAAGCCAACGTAGAGACTGTAGAGATGATTGCACAGTACATTGAGGACGGTATGCCTGTTATTGATGCTGCCGCTCTCGCTGGCTTACCTTGGAGTACAGTGTACGCTTGGCGAGCATCACACCCACAGATTGACCTCATCCTGTCAGAAGCAGAAGCCAAAGCAACAGGTAAAGCAGTGAGACGTTTGATGCACGAGATAGAAGACCCTGAAGGTGACTGGAAAGCCGCATTGGAATACCTCAAGCGTAGACGTAAAGATGAGTGGTCAGACCGTCAAGACCTTAACCTACAACACGATGGTCAGGTTGAGGTTGTTATCCGTTACGAAGACGAAGAACACAAGTAAGGTGATAGTAAAGAGCAATGCCTAAAACCTTCTCTATAAGCGTACAGCGACCTCATACAGGGCAAAAGGGAATACTTGACAACCGTAAGCGTTTCAATGTTCTTGCGTGTGGTCGTCGTTTTGGAAAGACAAGTCTCGGTATCTATCTCATTATAGAAACCGCACTTAACGCCCGTATGCCTTTTGGATGGTTCGCTCCGACATACCGTTTATTGGAAGAAGCGTATCGGTCTATAAAACGTATACTCCAACCAATAATCAAGCGTTCTGTGACAAGCCCGTATCCAACCATAGAGCTGATAAACGGGGCTGTTATTGACTTCCACACGTTAGATGACCCTTCTACTGTAGCAAGAGGAAGAAAGTACGCTCGCATCCTTATTGACGAAGCTGCTATGTGCCGTCATTTAGAAGAAGCGTGGACACAAGCCATACGCCCAACATTAACTGACTATGCTGGCGATGCTTACTTCTGCTCTACTCCAAAGGGCATTAACTACTTCCACACGCTGTACAAGATGGAGGAGCACGATGAAGACTGGAAATCATTCAGGTTACCGTCAACCGCAAACCCGTTCATTGACCCGGAAGAAATCAAGAAAGCGGCGCAGGGAATACCGAGCATCGCCTTCCGTCAAGAATACGAAGCGGAGTTCCTTGATGTCGCCGGAACAAGGATAAGACGTGAGTGGATACAGCAAGGCAACACGATACCTAACTCTTGTGAACGCTTTATGGGAGTTGACCTTGCTATCAGTACAAAAGATGGAGCTGACTACACTGCTATCGTTGTTATGGAGAAGGATAAGGATAACCTGCTCTATGTATCGGATTGCACTCGTATTCAGGCCTCTTTTAATGATGTACTCAAGACTATACAAAAGATGGCTGACAAACACGCTCCGAGCCTCATAGCAGTAGAAGCAGTTCAGTATCAGGTAGCAGTCGTACAAGAGTTATTAAGAAGGGACCCACGCCTTAATGTAGTTGCTGTCAGACCTAGAGGAGACAAGGTAAGTCGCTTCTCTATACTTGAGGCACGGTATGAGCAGGGTTTGATATTCCATCGATCAACACTACCGCCATACTTTGATGAGGAGATACTGTCATTTCCGATGGGTAAGCACGATGACTGTGTAGACGCTATGGTTTACGCATACGAAGCCTTGAAGATGGGACAGAGGACATTTGAGGCAATATAGGCACGGGTACAATCCCAAAGACCAAGGAACAAGGAAGCACTGATGGGTATTTTTGACATCTTCAACCGCAACACTAAAGCGCAGGCAAACCAAACGGAAAACCTGCCACCTCCTATACGCAACACTGGGACCTCTTATTTAACGTGGAGTGGTGTTGGTGGTCTTTATTCCTTGCTATCCCAGAAGCTCCCATCCAGTAACAGAGACTGGCGTAGCACTGCTGGTGACCTTGGTCTTAACGGTATTGTGGCGTGTGGTCTTAACTGGTACATCCGCAACTGGAATCAAGTGTATCCAACATACAAGAGGCCAGTAAACGGAGTAGAGCAGGATACCGTAGAGTCATCTGTAACCAAATTATTAAGCAACCCGTGCCCATCAACGTCTTTGCCATCGGTCTTTTACAGCAACCTCATTACTGACGTTATCATTCAGGGAAACGGGTACATCAGAAAGGTACGCAACAGAGACAAGACGGTTGGTGCTCTTCAATACTTACCTGCCGACTGTGTTGGTTTTAACTCTAACTCTCGTGGCGTGTTGATTGGATATAAATATAGTCCGCTTGGCTCCGAAAGTTATGACATTGATGTAAATGACATTATTCACATCAAGATAGGTAGAGACCCTAAAGACTTACGCTATGGTCGTTCTCCGCTTGTTGCAGCCCTAAAAGAGATTGCTACAGATAACGTGGCGGGAAGTACTGCTTATGCTCTTGCTAACAGTCCACTACCATCTATGTTTGTTTCGCCAGATATGAGTGGTAATGCGACAGAGGTTACACGGGAGCAAGCGGTAGCAGTAAGAGACCGTATGCAAAGCCAGTACAACGCAGATAACGGTGCGGGTGTTGTTGTTATGACCTCTCCTATCAAGATTGAGAAGGTTTCATACACTCCTCAAGATATGGCATTGGATAGTTTGCGTATGCTACCAGAGACCCGTATTTGTGCACTTATGGGTCTTAATCCTATGGTCCTTGGGTTGTCGTCAGGATTACAACATAGCACCTACAGTAACTATCAAGAGGCCCAACAGCAAGCGTGGGAAGACGGGATGCTACCTCTTTGCCAGTTGATTGCAGAAGCGTTTACCTTTGGTCTACTTCCAGAGTTTTCAGAGTATCAAGAAGGCGACTACATTGAGTACGACTACAGCAAGGTCAAAGCTCTTATGGACAACCGCTCTGAAGAAGCAACAAGAGCCGAGAAACTATACAAGGCTGGCATCGCATCGCTCGCAGAAGCAAAGCGCATAGCAGGACTTGTACCGGAGGATGGAGATGAATCAGTCACAACAGGACGAACAGAAGGCTTTAAGGTTATTGCTGAAACTGCTGGTACTCTCATTCGTGCTGGATACAATGCCGAGTCCATAAATGACAAGTTAGGCATTGACATCGAGCATACAGGATACTTCCCAGTTACGATCAAAGAAGAGGTTAAGGCGGCCTCTTATAAACCTACTGACGCTATGGCAAGTAACGCAGAGAGAGCATTGGAGTGGAGAGCGGAATACAACAGGGGCGGAACAGAGGTAGGTGTTGCTCGTGCGGTTCAACTTAAAAATAAAGAAGCCCTATCATTTGACACCGTTCAGCGTATGGCATCTTATTTTGCTCGCCACGAAGTAGATAAGCAGGCAGAAGGCTTTAGTAGTGGAGAGGATGGGTTTCCTTCAGCGGGACGTATAGCGTGGGACCTCTGGGGTGGAGATGCTGGTGCGAGTTGGGCAAAGGACATCGTAGACCGTAATAAGGAAGAGGCGTAAATGATGGAAGGTACAATCCCACAAGCAACACCGGGAGACGATATGGAAGACTTATTGATTGCGTTTGGAACAGAAATTAAAGCGGACGCACAAGGCAACATCAAAGGTTATCTTGTTCGCTTTACAGATGCGTCTTCTCCGGACACAACTGGCGACTACTTTACATCCAATACTGACTTCGGGCGTGACCTATCAGAGTCCTCAAGTATTAATCTTTATTATCATCACGGGATGGATGAGACAATCAAGAAACGTGCTATAGGCAAGGGTCACATCAAAAAGACATCTGCTGGCGTATGGTTTGAAGGTCAGATTACTATGGCTGACGAGTACGGCAAAATGATTGGAGAGCTTGCTCGTCAAGGTAAATTAGGCTTCTCTTCCGGTGCTGGCTCTCATTTGGTTGAGCGTAAGATGGTTGGCAGTGCTTATGAGATTACTCGTTGGGCATTAGCGGAAGCAAGCGTAACACCTACGCCAGCGGAACCCAGATGTATTGTTGAAGCAAAGATGTATCAACCAGAAGTAGCAATGTGTGAGCCTAAAAAAGATGACGGCGAGATGGAGGAAGAGTACAGTGAAGAAATCCCTGTTGATGAGACAGCGGACGTAAGCACACAGGTACAGGAAATCTTCTCCGACATCGACGAGAAGTTGGTTGTAGAGGCCATACACGAGCTTTGGGAACGTGCGGTATACGGCATTGAGATTGCGTTAGATGAGAAGTCTACGGAACTTGCTGATGCTGTTTTCTCGGAGTTCCATAAGAGGGCAGTAAGTATGTTTCAACAGTTGATGGAAAACATACCTGCTGAAGTTGAAGCGATGAAGGCATTAAGGAAGACCCGTCCTGCCAACATCAAAGAGTGTGAGAGACGTGTGCGTGATGCATTTCGTCTGTCCCGGAGTGAAGCAAAACGCATCGCTCCATCCGTCTGGCAAAGTCTGCGTGAGGTAGATGAGATAGCGGAAGTTATCGACCCTAACATCAAGTTGCGTGAGGATATGCTTAAGCGTGTTCTTATGGACTTACTGTAAAGGAAGGATTGAATATGACAAAGGAATCCCTGCTTGAGCAGAAGCGTGAGAACGCTATCAAAGCAAAGCAAATCCTGACCTCCCCGGATGGTTCGACGGAAGAGGCACAGAAGTTTATCGATGCGAACCTTGAGATTGACAAGAAATTAGAACTCTTTGACGCTGTGGAAGATATCCCTGTCAAGAGTGCGGAGACGAAGGCTATGGAAAACACAGGACGAGTAGAGTTCAAGGCAGGTACTTACTTGAACCAAGACCTTCCTTTCTCTGGTACACGCCAAGAGAAGGAATACAAGGCTTACACATTTGGTAAGTATCTTCAGGCAAACAGTTTCGGCAATCAGGAAGCAAAGTCTTGGTTGAAGAACAACGGTCATTTGAAGGCGAACAACGAAGGCACGTCTACTGCTGGTGGCCTCCTGACCCCTGATATTGTTCTTCCTGACCTTATTATGCTCCGTGATACCTATGGTGTCGTTCGCCGTGAAGCATACAAGGTTCCAATGCAATCTGACGTTCAGGTTGTTCCTAACCTTACTGGTGACGGTACTACTGTATGGGGCGTTGAGAACACTGCTAACACTGCTTACGACCTTACATTCGCTAACGTAGGTTTGACCGCAAAGAAGTTGAACGCATACAACATCTTCTCCACAGAACTTCGTGATGATGCTGTGATTGACTATGCAGCCGCAGCCGCAAAGTCTTTGATGTTCTCACTGGCAAAAGAAGAGGACCGTGTTTTCTTCAAGGGCAACTCTATCAACGCAACTGACGGTAACATCGACGGTATCTTCCAGAGCGTGATTAAGGTTGATGCTACACTGGCTAACATTGCTGGTCTGGTTATCGCTCCTGTAGGTTCTATCAACACACCTGCTAACCTTACTGTCGCTACCTACCGCTTGATGGTATCCAAACTGCCACAGTATGCACTCAATGCAAAGTGGTACGTCAGCAAGGCTTATTTCTACACCCGTATGGCAAACCTTGGTGATGCTCTTGCTGGAAACGCTATCGGAGACTATGCGAACTACTGGGGTCCAAACCCAATGTTCCTTGGTTACCCTGTTGTCTTTGTTCAGAACCTTGACCCAGACCTTACTGCAAACAACCCAATCTGTTGTCTCGCAGACCTCTCCGTTGGCGTATGTCTCGGTGACCGTATGACGATGGAGATTGGTCAGTCTGACCAAGTCAAGTATATGGAAGACAGCATTGTCATCCGTGCAAAAGAGCGTGTCGCATTCAACGCTTTCGACAAGGGAAATGCTTCTGCTACAGCGGCTTCCCGTGTTGCTGGCTCGCTCATCGTTCTCGCCGCCGCCGCTACATAGGCTCCGCTTATACTCGGCAAGATTGGGGACTACCTTCGGGTGGTCCCTTTTCTTTTACCATAGGCGGAACGGGGTACATTACGTCAGAGGTTGATAATGACAAGAGACCAAGCCATAGAACAAGTAGCATTTGACGCACAAGCAAGCGTATACCCAACACTGGATAGTACGGAGTTAGGTCGCATTGTTGACCAGTGTAAAGACTATGATATCTGGACAGCAAGCACTACCTATGTCTTTGATGACGTTGTAATACCAAATCCATCTAACGGGCGTATGTATCGCTGTGTTAAAGGTGGTGCTTCCAATACAACGAGTCCTTTCCCAGACTTTCCTTTACAACAGGCTTATGGATGCGTTTATACGGACGGTTCTGACATTTACTGGGCAGATTGTGGTTCAGCATCAAAAGACCGCTACAACGTCAAAAAAGGGGCCTCTATGGCGTGGAGACTGAAAGCAAGTAAGGTCGCACATCTTCTTCAAGTTAAGGATGGACAACAGGACCTCCAACTCGGCAACCTACACAAACAATGCTTACTTATGGCTGACAGATACAACGGGCTGGAGATACTGTAATGACACCGGACGCTCTCATAGCACTACTTCGTCAAAGTGCCACGCAATACCAGCTTCCTAATACTGTTGACATTATGCGTTCCGCCAATGAGGTTGACGCTAACGGTGGTGTTACTACTGACTGGCGTTTATCAAGCACTGTTAAGGCACGGGTAGTACACCAAAACAGCCTTCAAGACAACGCAGGGCAAGCAATCACGTCTAATAATGAGTGGACAATACTTTTGCCGTTTGATGCGGATATCAGGCTAAATGACCGCATCTACATTCAGTTCGACGAAATACCAAACAGATACTTTGACGTAGTTGGTTCTGATCGTGGGGCAACTGACGGTCTGTTTACTGCTTGCAAGTGTGAGGAGCGTACAAGATGACGGAACAGTCACCTATCTACAATGTTAATCAAATTATCGCTGGGTTTGTTGGTGCTGTCATTATGGTCCTTAAAAAGAAGGGCAAAATAATGTGGATACCAGCATCTATAGCAGTGTTGACGGGTACAGCAAGTGCGACCTATCTAACGCCGCTTGTAGGTGACCTTTTGAAGGATAAAGACCCAACGCATCTCTGTGGCTTTGCGTTCCTTTTAGGAGTGTTGGGCTTGCGTGGCGTAGAGTTAATTACGGATAAGATTGGTATCAGTGGAGAAGGTAAATGACGCATACAGCAACAGTTACATTGGTAGATAAGACAGTTAATGAGGATGGGTCTATACAAGTAACGTGGAATGACGGTACGGGTTACCTCTATGCTGATGAAGCTTCCCTGTTGATTGACTGCGAGAGTCGTGATGCTGACCTACCTACTCAACTGAAGAGCTTCCTTATCTGTATGCTAAATGAACAAGGTGTGTCAACAGTAGGTAAAACACTGCACCTTGACTTAAATGCTACGGACGGCAACATAGTAAAGGTCATCTGATGGCTATAATAACAACTCCCGCACGGCTTAACTTTGGGTCGTTCCTCCCACGTCAAGCGCAGATTTTTAACAATGTAACAATGAACCTAACTGCGACCAACGGTGGGGTAGCCTTCCCGTTTATAGCGGAAAGGACGATGACGGTAACTGATATTGGGGCTGTTGCTACTGGTATCACAGGCACTCTTAACCTTGCCTTAACTATCGGCATACAGACAGATAGTGGGGCTGGCGTACCTTCTGGAACATTCCTAACAAACGGAAGCATAACCCTTCCTGCAAACACTTGGTCAACAACCGCACAGTTTTCTGCATCAAGTGGCAACCCACTGTTAAACTCAACCTCTAACCACTATCTAAAGGTTGGAGATGTAATCCGCTTTGCAAACACAACTGGTGGCGTAGCAATCAACACAGACTACTTCATCGCAAGTGTTCCAGCAGTCAACCAGATGACATTATCTACATCGCCTACATTGTCACCAGTGTTCTCGTTTACAGCATCAGTGTCACCGGGCACAAACACATTTAACTACACTAATATGTCGTGGACGCATTGTGACGGCATAAGCGCATCTATCACGCAAGGCACACGATACTGGTTGTGTTTTCAGTTCTCTGGCACAGGTTCAGGTTCTGTTGTCTTTAATGCTGGTGATACTGGTACTGCAAGTGGACAAAGCGTTATGTATGGTCTCGGTTATGCTACACGTTTAGCGGCTGTATGGTCTAAAGCCTCTGGAACCCGTGGTATTCCAATAATGTATACGGATGGCACTAACTGGTATGGAACTCCACAGGTAGCAAACGGTCGTGTTGCCACTGCGACAATGAACAACAATGACAGGGCAGGTTTTAGGTTCTCGATACCGTCAGGACACCCAGACATTCTTATCGACCGCATTACAATCCCAACACATCCCGGAGCAAGTCCCGGAACTGGCTCTAACTGGAAGGCGCAACTGTTTACTGACGCTGGTAGTGGTACTCCAACCTTTGTATCAGACCTTTCTGTTATTGCTGGTGACAGTATGGGTGATTCCGCTTCTTCAAACTTTAGGTCAACCATCTTTCAAACCAACAACACTACTTGGCTTACGGCTGGCTCTTCTTACATTATTATGTATGGCTTTGATGTATCTCCAGCATCAGGAAACCCTTTTGTCAACTACTATCAATCACAGGTTTTGACTCCCGGAAGAAGTGGTGTAGTTGGTCCTTATATAGGAGACTTTATCTATAATTTCCAATCCATAAGCCAGTGGTTCACTCAAAGCCCAGACAGTTACGCACCTTGGACAATAACTGCTGGTGCTTTACGCTACAACGATAGTGCGGGAGGCGGTGGAGGTGGCTTTGCTAATGCTTCATCTGGATTTGGTGGCATAGGAGGAAACTGATGGCGTTTGTTACTACTGACACAGAACTCTACTTTCACTCTCAAGGCGTAGAAGGAGACATTACGATAGCGGGAGGTCAGATTAACGCTAATAACGGTGGACTTGCGTGGATATTTCAAGCGGAGGAAACAACAACTATCACCCGTGTATCTCTTCGTGTATCAGCGGTAGCAACAACTCCATCTGCGTCTTTGTCTGTAGGTCTTCAATCTTTAACTTCAGGTTCTCCATCTGGTAACTGGTTAGACGGTGCGGGTACATCCTCTACTAACTTCGCACCTGAAACAGGAGCATCAACTGGAGTAAAAACATACACACTCCCAAACAGTGTCAGTATTACGGCGGGACAACTCTTCGCCGTTGTTGTTAGAAACCCAACTACTGGATGGACTGGAGACATTTCATTCAACTACACTCACTTCACAAGAGCATCAGTCGGTTTTCCATATCACACAAGGAGAGCTTCTGGCGTTTGGAGTGCGAGAGGCAACCTTATGCCATCTCACGTCTTCTATGGTTCTGCTACGAAGTGGTATGGCAACTGCGGGCTTATGACCCTTGAGAGTGCAGGTACTACTCCGTCTGGAACAACAGAATACGGATGGGCATTTACTATACCAGCAGGACACCCTGACGTTCGCTTGCATTCCGTATTACAGAAGTTAACCACTTTTACCGCTGGCGCATCGTTTGCTGTTAAGACCTATACATCAGCGGGGACACTGCTTGATACATCTACGTTTGACTGCGACTACACATCTCCATCAGGTTATTATCCGTGTATCCTTGACCAAGACATCTGGTTTACGGCGGGGCAAAAGTATTACATTATGTTTGCGGCTGTTGGAGGAACTACTTGTCCTACACCACGCATTACAGTTGGCTTTGCATCCGCAGGCTTGCTATCAGACGTAAGTGACGGCATTGTGTGTAACATTGTTTCATACAACGGAACAACATTTACAGAAACAACCACTACTCGACCTGTAGGCACATTAATCTTTAACGGTCTACGCTACGATCAAACAGGTGGAACAACCAACTACATAGTCCCTGCCGGGTTCAACACTATCGGGTAGAGGTACAGTATAAGAGAACTCCGGAGGACAAAACGTGTATCAGATAAAGCAAAGTGAAGCAACTGCGGCTAGGCGCAGAATACCCGTACTTTTCGTTTCAAGTACTGACGGGTTCACACCTGTCACTCCTACCAGTCCTGCGGCTTATATCTCTATAAACGGGGCCACTTGGGTTGCTACAACTAATGCTGTCGCTGTTGCTACGCTTGCTGCTGGTCAGAGTGCGGCTGGTGTTTATTACCTTGAACTAACAGCAGCTGAACTTGCTAACCTTGGTTGGATTACTGTTAACATTCAGGCAACTAACGCACGTCAATACAATGCACACGTTCAGGTCTGTGCTTACGACCCATATGATGTAGTTCGCATTGGTCTTACGAGCCTTCCAAACGTGGCACAAGGTAACGCAGGAGCATTGCCGACAGGTAACGCTACTGGTCAGGTTACAGTCGCTACAAACAACGATAAGACTGGTTACAGCCTTACACAAGCATTCCCAGCCAACTTCTCCTCTATGGCAATCACAGTTGGCGGTGCTGTCACGGCAGGCACTGTTTCTGATAAGACAGGATACTCACTCTCTGGTACTCAAGCCTTCAACCTTACTGGCAACATTACAGGTAACCTATCTGGCTCTGTCGGGTCGGTCACTGGTGCTGTTGGAAGCGTAACTGGCAACGTGGGTGGTAACGTGACAGGTTCTATCGGAAGCCTTACTGCTACCGCTGTACAGAACATCTGGGATGACGCTACAAGTTCGCTCACCACAGTAGGTTCTATCGGTAAGTTGTTGGTAGACAATGTGAACGCAACTATCAGTTCACGCTCTACGCTTACAGATACCGCTGTGTGGGCATCTGCTACACGCACACTGACTTCAGGGGCAAACATAGTCCTAGCGAAGGGTACTGGCATCACAGGATTCAATGACATTACTGCTAACAACGTATGGTCAGAGGCACTCCCCGGAACATACACGTCTGGTCAAGCCGGATTTAAGTTGAATGCGGCTGGTAGTGCGGCGGACCCTTGGGCAACCGCTATCCCCGGTTCTTATAGTGCTGGTAGTGCTGGTTTCATCATTGGCAACAGACTTGACACTACAATCAGTTCAAGGATGGCTACATTTACGCTACCAGCCAACTTCTCCAGTATGGCTATCAGTGTAGGTGGAGCAGTAACCGCAGGAACAGTAAGCGACAAGACTGGATACTCTCTCGCAACATCCCAGACCTTCTCTACTACTGGCTCTGTGGGGTCTGTGACAAGTGGTGTAACAGTTTCTACCAATAACGATAAGACTGGTTACTCATTGGCTACCGCACCTCCAACAGCGGCTACTATCGCTACAACTGTATGGTCGGAGAACCTTTCCGCTTACAACACGAACAACACAGCAGGAAAGATGCTCAAGGACTTGTCGTTGCTTGCTCCAACAATCACTGGAAACACAACAACAAACGTCACTGCAACAACCACTACATTCTCTGTTGACCGTAATGATAGCGACAACACGTTCAATCATCAGACCATCGTGTTTACAGGTGGACTTCTAAACGGTGTATCAAGCGACATACTTACTTGGACAAAAGTAGGTTCTTATGCGGTAGTGACTGTTGGCGACCCACTGCCGTCCGCACCTAACAACAATACACCGTTCTACATCCTTCCTCAACACGTTCAGAGTATTGATGACATTGTGAGTGGAGTATGGAATGATGTTCGTGCTACTTCTTCACCTACTGGCGGTATACCAGCCGTTGGTACTTATGGTTACTACCTTGACAGCCGTGTGTCTACTGCTGGTGGTGGTGGAGGCGGTGGCTCTTCCGTAGAGGTACGACAAGGCCCGTTCATTGTTAAGAGTGAGCAGGATACTACCGAAAGTGTTGTTGAGACATTCGTAGGTTCTTCCGCACCACTACAGATTCAAATTACTGACGCTGACAACACTCCAGTGTCATTGAGCGGAACAGTAAACGTAAAGACCTACAACAGTGCAGGAACGCTCGTAGAGACCGCAGGAGGAACCATAGACTATGCAGGGCTGGGATACATCTCCGCCACCATCACATCAATAACAACCGCTACCGCAGGACGATACACAGTGGTAGTAGAAGTGACAGATGCGACACTGGTTAAGTATGGTGGATTACAACTCTTGGTAAAGGCACTCTAATATGGACAACAAGTTAAGACCGCTACCACTTATTGAGTATGGCAACGACACTCCTGTAAGTACACTTATTAACGGGAGTTCGGATACCTTTTACTTTCAAGT